ATACCTTGTCAACTAAAAAATGCACGGAAGGTGAAAATAAAACTAGTTGACAATCTTTGATTATTATGTTATTATTATATAGAATCCAATAGAAATATTAGAATTCCAAATTTAAAACAGGAGGCTGGCTGACCATATGGCAAAAAGAGCTAAGAAAAATTACGTTAACAATAAAGACTTTTTAGAAGCATTAATAGCGTATAAAAAAGCGTGTACCGAGGCAGAAGATGCCGGTGACGAAAAACCAAGATGTCCGGATTACATCGGTAAGTGCATCTATCAAATTGCGACTAGACTCGCAACAAAACCAAACTTCAGTGGATACTCTTACAAAGAGGATATGATTTCAGATGGTATTGAAAATTGTCTATCATATATGAGTAATTTTAACTCAGAGAAATCATCTAATCCATTTGCATATTTTACTCAAATTATTTGGTACGCATTCCTACGTCGTATTCAAAAAGAGAAAAAGCAAATGTATATTCGTTTTAAATCATCTCAAGTTTTGGTTCCTACTGGTGGTACTTATACCGGTGGCGAAGACATAAATCTAAACCTTAACACCAATGTTGATTATATGAATTCGTTTGTACAAGATTATGAGGATAAGATTGCTAGAGATAAAGCAAAAAAGAAAGAGTCGATTGAAGCGGCTGAAAAGGAAGAGGATTCCAAAGAGTGAAAGTTGCTATAATTACAGACATGCATCTTGGGGTGCGTGGCGACTCTAAAGTATTCTTAGACCACCAAGAAAAGTTTTTTAATGAAGTGTTTTTTCCACATTTGGATGAGCATAATATTAAAACAGTACTGGATTTAGGTGATACCTTTGACCGTCGTAAATACATCAACTATGTTACACTTGATAGAGCTAAGAAGTTTTTCTTTGATGAGCTGCAAAAACGTGATATTGAATACCATGCAGTCGTAGGTAATCACTCCGTTTATTATACAAATACAAATGAAGTCAACTCAATGAACTTGTTGCTCCAAGAGTATACAAATTTCAATATATATCGTGATGCACCTGTTGAGTTGACATTTGGATCAACTAATGTTATAATGGTACCATGGATTACAAAAACAAATTCTGAGGTATGTTTGGAAGCCATTCGTAAATCAAATGCTCATATATGTATGGGTCACTTTGATATTATTGGTTTTGAAATGCTGAAGGGCGCGATCTGTGACCATGGTCTAACTAAAGAATTGTTTGGTAGTTATGAACAGGTTTATTCTGGCCATTTCCACCATCCATCTGAATATGGTAACATTAATTATCTTGGTGCTCCATATGAAATGACTTGGTCTGATTATCAAGGTAAACGTGGCTTTCGTATTTTAGATACTGAAACTCGTGAGTTGGAATGGATTTTAAACCCTTTCTGCATTTACCATAAAATTGATTACGACGATGCTGACATGACTATTGAGGATATTGCTCATTTAGATTTGACTAATATTAAAGACTCATACATTAAGGTTATCGTTAAAAACAGAACTAATCCATACATATACGATTTGTTTTTAAACAAACTCGCTGATGCTGGAGCAAGCGACGTAAAGTCGATTGAAGACTCACTTAATTTAGGTGATGCTGGTGTTGATGAAATACTTGACGAAACAAAAGATACTAAAGACATTTTACATGACTATATTGAATCTATTGATACAAAATCTAATAAGCAAAAGATTAAAGAATTAATTGATGAATTATATTTGGAAGCACAGAGCATTTAATGAAAATAACATTTAAGAAAATAAAATACAAAAACCTGTTATCATCAGGCAACGCTTGGTCCGAAGTACGATTGGATCATCATAGGACTACTCTTATCAGTGGTACAAACGGCAGTGGAAAGTCTACGTTACTTGATGCTATTGTTTTTGCTTTATATGGTAGAGCTTTTCGTAAAATTAATAAAGGTCAATTAATTAATACTATCAATGCACGTGAAGCCGAAGTTGAGATTACATTCTCAGTTGGTAGTAATAATTATCTAATACGTCGTGGTATCAAACCGAATATATTTGAGATTTGGAAAGATAACGTAATGATAAACCAAGATGCAGCCTCCAAGGATTACCAAGCCTACCTTGAACAAAACATTCTTAATTTAAATTATAAATCTTTTAATCAAATCGTTATTCTTGGTAGTGCAACATACGTTCCATTTATGGAATTACCTGCTCACTCACGTAGAGAAATCATTGAAGACTTATTGGATATTCAAGTATTTAGTACTATGAATACGTTACTCAAGGATCGTGTATCTGGTAATAAAGAATCAATTACTGAAAACAGTTATCAGATGGATTTAATGGAATCAAAGTTAACTTCTGCTAAAGAACATAACGCCTCTATTCGTAAAATACGCGAGGTTGAGGTTGAAAAAATACGAGAAAAGATGGCTATCCATATTAAAGATATTGAAGAAGCCAAAGAAGTAATAAACGAACAAGAAGGCGTTTTACAAACAGTTTTAGATGATGTTAAAGACAAACCTGAAATGAAAGCAAAATCTGAAAAAGCTAAATCATTACGACGAGATATTGAAAGCCAAGTACGATCGCATCAACAAGAGTTATCTTTTTACCAAGACCATGATGATTGTCCAACATGTAAACAAGGTATTGAACATGAATTTAAGGCTGGTATTATAAGTGAAAAAGATACGAAACTTGCTGAATTGGAAACTGGATTAAAACAATTGGCTGAAAAGGCAAAGGTTTACGAAGATCGTTTAGAGTCTATATCAGTACTTGAAGACCAAATGAGAAATATTAATCTTGGTATCGGTGACCAACGTGCAACTATTAAGGTGGCAAAGAATGCGTTAGTATCGTATAAGAATGAATTGGTATCAGCTGAAGAACAGGTTGAAGCTGTTGATACTACTAAGTTACAAGAAATTAGTGATAGACTTAAGAGTACAGAAGTTGAACAGCAAGACCTGTTTGATGATAGAGAAGTACTTACTGTTGTTCAAGCCATGTTACGTGATGGTGGTATTAAGACTCGTATTATTCGTCAATATATACCAATAATGAATAAACTAATTAATAAGTACCTTGGATCATTTGAATTGTTTGTTGATTTTCAATTAGACGAAAACTTTAATGAAGTAATCAAATCTCGTTTCCGTGATGCCTTTTCATACGCTTCGTTTTCAGAAGGTGAAAAACTTAGAATCACTCTAGCAATTATGTTGGCTTGGCGTTCAGTTGCTAAACTTCGTAATTCAGTATCAACTAATCTATTATTACTTGATGAAACTTTAGATGGAGCACTTGATGGTGTTGGCATTGAAAGTTTAATTGATACTTTACATAATCTTAATGCAGACGATAACATCTTTGTTATCTCACACCGTGGTCACCAGTTTGGTGATAAATTTGATAATCATATTCGCTTCCAAAAGATAAGGAACTTCAGCGAGATAACAGCATAGGAGTTGCTAATGCGTCATAGTATAGAAGATTTAATCAAAAGAATAGAGGTGATGAAAGAAAAAGCAATCTTGTTACACCGAGTTCGTAACGAGTTTTCTGAAATATCTTATAAGGAATACGATAAGGTAGTATGCCAAAACCTTATTGATGATATTCAAGCTATGGCGCTTGGAATTGCCAACGATAAAGAGGGTGATGAAATTATTACCGAGATGGATTCTTGGAAACAAAAGGGTTGACAATATTACCAAATTGTGATAATATTATTTTATATTATGTTTAAGGATACACATGTCTAAATTTTATACGTCTGTCGAGCGTTTCGGCCAAAACATTCTCTGGCGTGGTTACGATGCCAACGGTAAACGATTTTCTAAAAAAGTTCATTTTGAGCCTACGTTATATTGTAATACTCCAAACAATGAACCAAGTAACTTTCGCTCGTTACAAGGTGACATACCTTTAATGCCAATGCCACAAGATAGCATGAGACATGCCAAAGAATTTATCGAACGTTACAAAGATGTACATGGCATGACTATCGCTGGTAGTTCAAATTATGTTGCACAGTTTATCCAAGAAGAATATCCAAATAACATAAAGTTTGATCCAACTAAAATCAATATCGTATCATTTGATATTGAGGTTGACATCGCGGATGGTTATCCTGACGTTGATTTCGCTGATAAAGAAATTACATCTATCGCTTATAAATCTTCAAAGTCTTCTGATTACCATTTGCTTGGCCGTAAAGATTATGATAAGTCTAAAACTCTACTTGATATTGATCCAGACAACATTCACTTTATGAAGTTTGATACTGAACATGCATTGCTCAAACGATTTAAAGAGTTATGGATTAATGACTATCCTGATATTGTTACAGGTTGGAACGTAGAGTACTTCGACATTCAATATATTATTACACGTATGAAAAACTTATTTGGTGAAGATTGGATTAAAGACTTATCTCCTTGGCGTAACATACGTCAAACTGGTCGAGAGTTCTATGGTAAAATGCAAAACACATATCAAATTGGTGGTATGGCTGTTGTTGACTATATGGATTGTTTCAAAAAGTTTGGTTATAAGTATGGACCACAAGAGTCTTGGAAACTTGACCACATTGCATATGTTGTACTTGGTGAAAAGAAATTAGATTACTCTGAGTATGGTAACCTTAATGCATTATACGAACAAAACCCTCAATTATATTTGGACTATAACCTTAAAGATACATGGTTAATTCAAAGATTTGAGGATGAAACATCACTACTTCAGTTGGTTATGACTGTCGCATATGGCGGTGGTGTAAACTATAATGATGCATTTGGTACAGTTGGTATTTGGGAAACAACCTTATATCGTAAACTAATACTTGATGGTCGTGTACCACCAATCAAAGGTGGCCCTGGTCAACGTGCTGGTGACCTTGTTGGTGGTTATGTTAAGGATCCAAAAGTTGGTATGCATCCTTGGATTGTATCTTTTGATTTGAACTCTCTGTATCCACACCTTATGTTACAATATAATATGTCACCTGAAACTTACTTATCTGAAGAACGAGATTTTGTAAACCAAGACATGGTATTAAAAGGTACGTATCAATCTGAACATAAGAAAATGTCAGTCGCAGCCAATGGTGCCTGTTTTACTAATGAGTTCAAAGGTATCATTCCATCTATTATTGATGAGTACTATGGTAATCGTACTGTAATTAAAAAGAATATGTTGAAGGTTGAGCAACAACTTGAGGATGCGACTGAACCAAGTGAAATCAAACGATTGAAACGTGAAGCAAACCAATTACACAATTCTCAAATGGCTATCAAAATTGCTATGAACTCGCTATATGGTGCCACTGCTAATATTTACTTCCTATATTATATTAACGATATGGCTGAAGCGATTACTACATCTGGTCAATTATCAATTCGTTGGGCTCAAAAATCTGTAAACGATTACCTCAACAGAATATTGAAAACCGATAAAGACTATATCGTATATATTGATACTGATTCAATCTATGTTGATATGGCTCCTATAGTTCAAAACGCTTTTGGTACTGTTGATGTTGACCGCAAGAAAGGCGAAGAGTTCCTTGACAAAGTTTGCCAAATGAAAATTGAACCAGTACTCGAAGCTGGTTACGAAGAACTCGCTAAAAAGATGGGTGCTTATCGTCAAGCGATGGGTATGAAACGAGAAAAGATTACTGATAAATCTGTATTCATTGCGAAGAAGCGTTACATTATGAATACTCTCAATTCCGAAGGTGTTCACTATGATGAGCCAAAAGTATCTGTAACTGGTTTGGAATCAGTTCGTTCATCAACACCTGAGGTATGCCGTGAAGAGTTAAAGAAATCGTTCAAGGTTATTATGAATGATGGTGAAGAAGCCACACAAAAGTTTATTGCAGACTTTAAAGATAAGTTCTTTCAACTTGGACCAGAAGATGTTGCTAAAAACTCTGGTACTGATAACATTGATAAGTATCGCGAGAGTGGATCCCTTTACAAGAAAGGTTGTCCTATGCACGTACGTGGTGCTATTTTATATAATCATTATATGAAACAAGCCAAGCTTCAAAAACGATATAACGAAATTAATGGTGGCGACAAAATCAAGTTCGTTTACCTTAAAACTCCAAATCCAATTAAAGAAAACATTATTTCTTTCCCAGGTGTATTGCCGCCTGAAATGGAATTGGCCAAATACATTGATTATGAAAAACAATTTGAGAAAGTATTCCTGACTCCATTAGAAGCAATCCTTGATGCGGTTGGTTGGACAACGGAAAAGGTAAACACTATTGATAACTTTTTTGTATAAGGGAGAATACAATGAAAACTGCTGAAGACATAGAATACAGACTGAACCT